GAGCGTGTCTTCCAGACTCACTCTCCGGTAGTTGACAGCATTGCTGTTAAACGTCGTGGTGCTGTACGTAAAGCTAAACTGTACTACCTGCGTGAGCGTACCGGTAAGTCTGCTCGTATTAAAGAGCGTCTTAACTGATAAAACGCACGCGCAACATCCAAAGCGTGTTATAGAACAAGGGGTTAGCGTAATGCTAACCCCTTTTTTATTGGCGATGGCGGCAGAATGGCGGCAGCGGATTGCCGTGGCGACAGGCAAAAAAAAGCCTGCTGGCGCAGGCTGAGGAAAAGCAATTATCGCGTTGAATGGGGAGAGGCTTCTGTCACCGGCGGTCGGACAATGTAGCGCGCCAGCGACTCGTGGGTGACAAATGTGCAGCCACACTGGATGTTCTGACACTGATGGTAGCGCTCTTTGGTTTCGGAACTCAGGTAGCGGCTTGAGCGCGCATGCGCCGCTTGCTGGCATACCGGGCAATGCATCATGGTGGGTTCTCCCTCGTTAACATGCTGCAATAATAAACTCATAGCTTGCAAATGCAAACTTTAAATCGCATTTGCTATTTATTCTGCACATCATATTGTCCCTCCTCGATTTTGACCTCCAAATCAAGCTTGCTGACAAACCCATTGTTATCCAGGCTGTGCGTCACTTTTTTAATCGTCCATGCCGTATCGTCAATGACCGTCTTAAAGCCAGAGACCCGCACCGGCGTTTCCGGGGTGATGTCGGTACGTCCCCGCGCCAGCGTGAGGGAAAAGGTGGCCGTATTACGTTGAATGTAATGCCACAGCCCATCAGCTGCCCTTTTCGCTTCCTCTTTGCTGGCATAGACGGTCGACATGCCATAGACGTTATCGGCACTCCCGGCAACGTAAACCGGCTTTTCGCTTTGCTCTGCCGCAGGTGTCACCGCCTGGGGATGCTCTGTACTGGCAGGGGGTTGCGCAGTGGTTTTACGTTGTAACTGCACTTTTTGCGTCTGATTTTTTGGCTTTTTGGTATCAAGCCAGCGCGCCGTCACGCCGGTGTAACTTGAGCGGTCGGCAATATTAAAACTGTGTTTATCACCGTCGCTGCGCTGAATGACAACCTGCGGGAACGCTTCGCCCTTTGCATTCAATCCCCGTCCTGGTTTAATCAGCATCAGTTTGTTCCATTTCACCGTCAGTTCGGCACCGTTACGCACCGCCAGGCGGTGCAGGAAACTGGCGTCCGATTCCATCGACTGGTCGATATGCGCAATCTTAATCCTCTTCAGTGATTCGGCAACGCTGGCTTCCAGCCCGCAGCGTTTAGCAATCTCCTCAACAATGGCGCCCAGCGTGGTGTCATGCCACGACTGCTCATGTTCTTTGTTGAGTTTGCCGTTGAAATCCGCACTGCGTCCGATCACCGTCACCTTATCCGGCGCACCATCATGCTTAACCTGATCGATAACAAACTCACCCAGCCCGACCAGCGCATAGCCCTTTTCGCCGATAAATACGCGGATTTTCGTGTCGCGCTGCGGCAACTGAATATCGCCATCGGCGTCACTCAGCACCAGTGTCAGCGTATCAGCGGTGAAACCACGGTTATCTTCGATAGTCAGGCTGATAAGCCGGGGGGCAATATTTTCGGTGATATCTTTACCGTCCAGCATCAGTAAATAAGCAGGGCTGCTGACCTGCGCCAGCCCATTGGTCAGCGCATCGATCATAGGTCGATCCCCAGCGTTTTTCTTGCCCTGGAATAGAGCTCTTCGCCCTGCTGGCGAATATCGCCGAACATGGCGGCCAGCGACTCATCCACCCGCTTTAAGCTCAGTGTGAAGGAAATTTTGCGGGGCGAACCGTCGCTGTAGTACTCGGAGCCGTTGTCCTTCAGGCTTTCGATAGCAAACATGCCGTAAATGGTTCCCGTTCCGTCAATCAGCGGCCACGCTTTCCCCTGTTCGGCCATTGTGCGCACGACATCCAGCGACTGCAGGCCGCCGGTCAGCTCCGGATAGAGGTCACCGCCAAGAACGATGGTCTCTTCGCCCGGGCCAAGGTACTGAAATGCCGCGCGTTTACCGACGCGGCTATTGGAGGCCCAGTTATATCCGGCCGTGCGGTTCATGGTGGTATAGGGCAGTGTCTGCCGCATAAATACAAAAAGTCCCAGCGCCAGCATCATGGTGCATAACCTCCTAACGCGTTGAATTGCGAGAGCGCATTGTCGCGCTTATTGTTTTCGTACTGTTCGAGCAGCTTCATCAGGTGGCGGCTGTTATCGCTGCCCGGTGAAACATCGCCCTGTAGCGTCACGTTGATATCCGTTCTGCTCTGGTCAACGTAGGAACCACCGCCAGCCGGTTTCGCTGCCTGATAATTGTTAAAGCCAGGCATTGCGCTGGTTGGCTGAATGTAGCTCTGGCTGCCGCTGGCATCTGTCGGCGGTTTCGGTACCTCGAGCACTGGTTTTTTGTCGATAATCCCGAGTTTTTCCAGTACCCAATTCAGGCCGCTGCCCAATATTTTTACGCTCTCAATCACCAGCGCGATGGAGCCAGAGAGCATCTGGCCGAAATAGAAACCCGCTTTTGCGCACTGGTTCAGCGTTTCCTGGCTGGCCTGAACGGGGGTAATCAGATCGCTGAAGAGTTGTTTGATGTTCTGCAAGCCGTTGCCGATGAGATCAAACAGCGGTTGTAGCGGCGCAAACAGTCCGGCGAGCGGAGCGAACGCGGCGCCAATCCCGGCCATTACACCGCTAAAGAAAGCGCTGATTGGCTGCCACCAGGTGTAAATGGCCAGCGCGGCGGCGGCAACAATGGCAATCACGCCGACAATCGGCAGCGTGAGCGAACCAAGCACCGCCATAATCCCGCCGCAGACGGTGGTAAAGACGCTGCCAAAAGTGGTCGCAATGGTGATCAGCGTGCTGATACCCGTAAAGACCGGCGCGATAACGCCCGCGACGGTGCCAATCGCCCCGGCAACGCCGACCACGACAGTGGCTATCATGCCGAAGGTTTGCACCAGCCCCTGGTTGTTCTGCACCCACTGTTGCAGCTGCCCCAGATAAACCGTTGCCGTTTGCACCAGCTGGCGCAGGGAGGATTCTTGCGTACTGAAAATATCCACGCTCAGCGACTGATAAGCACTTTGCAGTGCCTGTAAATCGGTACCGAGATTGCCCGCCTGCGCGCTTACCGCACTTGCCGGGTTACTTACTTCGCTTTCAGACTGCGCCGGCGCGCTATTTTTCAGCGATTGCTCATAGCCCGGCTGCAGGAGTTTTTTGCCGATGTTGAAGCCAGAAGTGGCGACGGCCATTCCGGTTTTGCCCACCGCGGAGACTTTCCCGGCGATGCCCTGAATCGTTTGCTGGCCCGACTGGATTTTTTCCGCGCGTTTTTGCCGGGTCTCCTGTTTCAGCGCCTGCTGCTGCGTGACAAGCTGCGCGCGATGATCGCTGATCTGGCTTTGCAGTTGCAGTTTCGCTGCCGTCGGCGCATTCGGCTCAATGCCTGCGCGCAGCAGCGTTAACCGGTGGTCGATCACCGCTCCGCGTGCCGTTTCGTGCTGTTGCGAAAGCGCGGTTGCACGCTCCTGCGTGAAGTTTAGAATGCTGGCGTGGCTGCGCGTCGGCGGGCCTTGCTCCGTCAGCTTTTGCGCGCGCAACTGCACGGTTTGCAGGCGCAGGCTGAGTGCCGAAAGGGATTTTTCGGCCTGCGTTAAACCCTCAACTTGGGCAAGCTGGCTGTACAACCCGCGCAGATTTTTCTCCGTCTCTTTGATACCCGCAGCAAGCGAAACATTCGCCGTTTGCAGGTTTTTAAACGGGCGCGTCGCCTGGTCAACAGCCGTGAGCAGTGCGTCAATATTTGTGCTGTTACTCATGTGTGTTTCCGCTTCGCTGAAGCGCCTTTTCGCGCCATGTGATGAGTTCGCTCAGACTCAGGGGGTAGAGTTCTGATGGCGGCCAGTGAAAAATCACCGCGATATCCGCCATCAAATCGTCAACCGACAGGTTGGCCGGAAAACTTACTGTGCCGAAACCGGCGACAAAAAACCGACCACCTTGCCTGCCAGCGCGACCATATCCGCCAGATCCAGCGCCGCCACTTCCTGTTCGGTCAGGGAAGGCGAGGTGATACGCGGCAGCACTTTAATCAGCGCATCCACTTCAGCATTCGCCACTGCCGCCAGGCTCAAACCGCGCAGGGTGCCGGCATTCGGTTTCATCAGGGTAACGGCGTTGATAAGCTGTTCGCCGCGTTTGATCGGCGTTTCCAGGGTAACGACGTTATCAGTTTCGTTGCTCATAAAATCCTCGTGATTGCGTTAGCGAAGGGAAGTCCCGGCCAGACTGGCTGACCGGGCAGGGGTTACAGGCCGATATTGCGGCGGTGCTGTTCGAGACGATCGACGCCGTTCACTTTTTCGATCATGTTGATGGTGTCGATTTCCACCAGTTCCTTGCCATCCATCGTCAGTTTGAAATAAGTACAGACGACAGAGATTTTGGACTCGGTATCTTCGCCCGGCTTGTTCTCGCCGGTGTCGATCTCTTTCTGACGACCGCGCATCACCACTTCAACGGCGACCGTTTCACCGGTGTCATCGCGCTGGTAGGAACCAGCAAAGCGGATCGGCACCGCATCGGCGCTGGTTGCGCCATACAGTTCCCAGATAGCCTCATCCGGGAAGCCGCCCAGCGACCACTCCATTGCCATGGCGTCGTCATCAAGACCCATATCAATCGGCGCGATACCGTTCATGCCTGCGCCACGGTAGTTCTCCAGCTTGCGGGTCAGTTTCGGCAGCGTGATGGATTTTGCGATCCCCTGATAGCTGTAGCCATTGAGGAACACGTTCATATATTTCAGTTTTCGCGGCATTGCCATTTATCAGGCTCCTTAATTGCT